ATTTACCATATAATGAACAGAGAACATATAATGAGAATAGCGGTGAAAGTATTGGTGTTTCTGCTTTGTATCCAATATCACAATCGGAAAACGATGTTAAATTAGAGACAATAACACAAAGTTTAACTATAGACATTTTAGATTCGCAGATAATCAACGAGGCTATCAATATTAGTAATTTATTATCTTTATTAGAACAAGAATTAAAACTAGAGAATTTATCTCTTTCTTCTAATGTCTCTGTAACAGAAATTAAACAAGAGCTTGAGTCGGTATTATTGAATTTAAGTTTGGATATTTTAGAGCAAAAAACAGAAACAGAAACGCTTTATCTATCGGCATTAGTTGGTATTATAGATAACAAAGTGGATAATGAATCAATTAGTATAAATAAAATTTTGGATATTATTGAAAATCTTACTAATCAAGAAATTTTAAGTATAATTGTGTCTGTAATACTATCTACAGAAACTAAACAAGATATTGAGTCGGTTTTAATATCTCCAAATATTTCTTTAATAGAACAAAAAGAAGATGTTGAATCAACACTAATACACAAGATGTTTGAAATGTTTGATGAGTTAACTGACGAGGAAATTATCAATGTTAGTAAGATAATGAATGCTGTAAATATTCTAGAAGACTTTTCTTATCAAGAACTTTTAAGTGTTTTGAAAATGTTAAATATTGATGAAACTATTGTTTTCACTGAAGATGTTTTAACAAAGTTTAAGGAGTTCCTTATTAAAGCTTTTGTGAGAAGAATTACTAAATATCCACAAATATTGTTGCCAAATGTTAGGGCAGATATTTCTTCAATATCAATGCCAACTCTATTATTCTCAACACCCTACAACGAAAATCTTCCTTATAATGATAGCAATGATGGATATAATGGATTATACGAATATCACAAATTACAATCAGACACAGTTATTAAGAGTCAGAAAATAAGACCATTTGTAAAAACACAAAAAGTCTCTTATAATTAAGTTATGCAGAAGATTTATATAAGACATCCTGAAATATCAAGAAATGAGGAAACGAGATTTACTGCAGATTCTACGGCTGGTGCAACAACATTAAATGTAGAAAACACTTCTGGTCTTTCTGCAAACGATTTAATTCTTCTTGAAAAACTTGGTCAAGAAAAAGCTGAAATAGTTTCTGTCTCATCTATCACTAATAAGACTACTTTGGTGTGTTCTGCAACCTCATTTGCTCATTCTGCAGGAACAAAGATTTACAAAATAGATTTTGACAAGATTAAGATATATCGTTCTACCACTGGAATAAACGGAACATATACTCTGTATGAAACCATAAATATAGCGGTTGACCAAGATATTACAGAATTTACTGATACTTCTGGAGATACAACAACTTATTATAAGTTTTCATTTTATAATTCAGTAATATCAAGTGAAACAGATTTAAGCGACCCAATATCAGCTGGTGGTTTTGTTTTTCACTCTCTGGGAACAATGGTTGATAGAGTATTATCATTATTTGGAGACACAAGAGAAGAGTTTGTTTCATTTGATGAGGTAAAAGACTGGATTAACGAATTTCTGCTAGAAGCGTATTCAATTCTTTCTACTCACACAAAGAGATTTAATATATCAACCACAACCATAGCTCTTGATTCATCAACAGATACTTATAATCTACCATCTGATTTTCTGGTTGAAAAAGCTGTTAAATTATCAAGAGATGGTGGCGAAACTTTTCCAACATCAGTCCCGATGCAATCATTAGATAGTCAGGGAAGTGTTTTTCAGGATAATGTTATATATACCTATATCGTTTATAACAACAATCTTGTGTTAGATAGAAAACCGCAAGGAAACGAGGTTCTAAAAATCTGGTATATTGCTCAACCAAATTCACTTAACAATCCAACAGATACTTTGTCTTCTCCATTTCAAAACCACTCACATTTATTTGTCAGATATGCTCTTGCACTTTGTTACCTTAAGGCAAAGAAATTTGATGAGTATAAAGACCTAAAGAAGGAGGCGTTTGATGGACTTGAAAGACATATTAACTTTATCAAGAAAGTATCTAATTTACATCCACAATATTCTGAGGTAGTTTCACCATGATTTCAGACAAAAAATATCCCTACTTTTACTGGGGAAAAGTTAACCGAGTGACTAATCCTTATTTAATGAAAGATGAGGAGTTATATGATTTGGTTAATTTTTATACAACAGAACTTGGCAGTAAAAAAGTAAGACCAGGTTTAACTCCATATCTTAATCAAGCGGACACATCAAAAGTTGTCCATCTTTCTTATAGCAAGTTGGCTGATGCTGGAAAAAAGTTATTAAGGTTTTCTGGTAATAAAGTATATGCAGTTGACCCAACATCGGCATCGTCTTGGGGAAGTTCAATTTATACAAATTCTGTTAACTGGGACAGACCAGAAAGTGTGGCTTTTGCCTCAAAGGTTCACATTGTTGACCAACACACTTCATCTGGTCAATATCTTGAATATAATGGCTCAAGTATTACTGAAAGAACCACAACTAGTGGAACAGATACAGTAGTGCCTTATAAAGGAAAAACAATAGTTGTTTATCATGGAAGAGTATATGTGGCAAATTCTTATTATTCGCAATTCTATCGTTCTTATGTTTCTTTTTCATCAGTAGATTATGTAGATAAAGGAACTAGTCCATCTTCACCATGGACAACATTATCAGATGACCCTGCTTCTGCAAATTATTTTCCTGTTGATATTGATTACAAGGGTAGCATCTTGAAGCTTACTAATATAAACGACAGACTCAATATCTACAAAGAAGAGGGTGTTTACAGATTTAATGAAGAAAGTTTGTTTGCAGTTTTTGGTGTTGCACCAATTGATAACACAATTTCTACCATGGAAGAAACACGAGAAGATTATTTCTTGACATCGGAAGGATTTTATAAAAGCGATGGCAATACGGTATCCCCAGTAGGAGAGGGTTGGTATCTTATTATCAAAGAAATTCTAAAGAACGGAATTGATACTTCAAAGGTATTTTCTGGTTCTGCTAATTACAATTATTATTGTTATCTTGGAAATGTTACTTATGATGGTCAAACTTTAGCTAATGCTTGTTTTGTTTATAATGCAAGATATGATGAAATGTGGCTTTGGAGTTTTGGACAAGAGCTATCTTGTTTTGGTTATTACATAGATAATAATGGAAGAAAAGTAACGCTGTTTGGTTCTGCTTCTGGTAAGGTTTATAAACTTGACGAGGACGCAACAACCGATGATGGAACACCAATCTTCGCCTACTTTAGAAGTAAATACTATTACTTTGATGACTTAACTTTGTGGAACTATCTTTCAGAAATTTATCCATATACCAGACAGAACACATCTGGTGTTAAAATACTCGTTGATAGAGATTTTCAGAATGATTATCAAGAATTAAATGTTGACTTTGATAGAAAGGATAGTAGTAAAATAGACTATGATAGCATTGGAAGATTTAAGTCTCTATCAATAAAAGTTGCCTATGATGGTAAAGGAAAACAACCAGTGATAGATGGATTTGTTTTTGATGTTAAAGAATTTGGAGAACCAAAGGTTACTGAAGGTAAATCATAATATGGCAGATAAAAAGTATAATCAACCAACAAAAATAACTAATAAAGATTTTCTTCATACGATTGCTAGCCTAATAGGAGCTGGTTTATCTGCTCTTACTGGTCTTATACCATCAGGTAGTGCTACTGCACAACAACCAATTGAAACCGTTGCACCAACACCTACACCCACACCGACACCAACACCACCATTGTATGGTCGTAATCCTCAGTTTGAAACATTTGCCCAAAAAAATCCTAGTGATTATCAAGAAATATCGTCTGCTGTTAGTCAAGCAGTTCCAGATAATAATAATTTATTAAGACAACTAATGCTTGATATTGCTTTAGAAGAAAGTGGATTAAAAACAAAAAGCAAAAACCCAAATTCTAGTGCTACTGGTCCTTGGCAGATAACAGAGGGAACTGCTAAATATACAAAACTACCACTAGAAGATAGAGAAAGTGCAACTGAATCTGCAAAGGTTGTTAAAGACCTTTTAGAGAAAGGATTTTTGCGTTGGTGGGAAACTTATAAGAGGGGTGGTGCAACTAAGACACCAATAAAAAAATTGTATACACCAGAAGAACTAAGTAAATTTTTGAGATGATAATACCAACTTGGGACAACTATACAGATAAAATTTTAAAAGATATGGCTGTCGCACCATATCAGTCTTCTATTGCTATTGATAGTGGTTTTGAAGAAGGTTCGTTTCAGGGAGTAAAGTTGGCTGATGGAAGTATAAGCTATAAAAAAATAAGTAATATACTAGCTAATCAAATACTAACCTCAACCCTCACTGCACAAGTAAATGTTGGAACAGCAAGCGGGAATGCTTATGTTAAACTTGATGGAGAGAACAACAGAATTATTATTCATGATGGTAGTTATCCAAGAATAGTAATAGGCAACATATAAGTATGGCGTATGAACTCAAAATTACTAAATCTGGCTATAATGTTTTAACAGAAACAAATCCAAAGAATTTTATATTTGATAGTTCGCTTAATCACTTAAAAACAGTTTCTTATGGTAGTTTCCAACAAACAGTTTCTGCATGGGGAAATAGTGTGGTTTCGATTTATCACGGTTTAGGTTATAAGCCACTTGCCATGGCATATTTTAGAAATACCTTAAACAATAATTATTTTATAACTATGGGACAGGTAAATCCAGAAACTGATAGTAGGGTGGGTATTAGTTACAATGTTGAATTGTATTTGACAGATAATTATTTATACTTTGGATTATATAATTTTACTAGTGGTTCTATAACTTTTGAAGTTAAATACGAGATATTTTATGAAGGGATTTAGCTTATGGCTATAAAAATGCTTGTATCAAAACCTGGAAAAGATGTCTTGACATCTAATTCTCCAGATGATTTTTATCTCCACTCCGATTATCCACTGTTAAAAATTCATTCATATGGCACATTTTCATTTAATGTTGCTGTTGGTCAGGTTACTATTTATCATTATTTGGGTTATAGACCATATGCTTTAGTGTTTTCACAAGCAGTTTTGGATGATAGTGGAAATGTAAGTAGTGAATATTATCAACATGATTGGACTATTTGTGGAGCGACTGTTATATGGTGGGGTGAAACAAGGATATATACTGATAGAATTGTTATAAGAGTAGAAGAAAGTAACGCAGCTAGAGGAGGAACTGTTTATGGTTTTTATTATATTTTTAAAGATGAGGTAACATGATAGGATTAAAAATTTCAAAACAGGGATATAATGTTTTAACTACTGGTAATGTTAATTTGACATTCAACTCAGAAATTGCCACACATTCAATATACAATATTATTCAATCTTCAATAACAAATGGTAATAGTAGTGTAACTATAAATCATAATCTTGGATATATTCCAAAAGTATGGATATTTGTTGTTCTTAACGACGGCTCTAATGATTATTTTGCTAGAATTCCCAGAATTGATGATTCTTTCAATGGATTTGATTACTATATAACATCAACGACTATTGTTATACAAAGAAATTTTACTAGTGGAACATCCTATTTTCGTGTTATAATATTTACTAGAGCACCAACTCTATAGTAATATGATTATCTTTTACAACAAAAAAACTGGTGATATAGTTGGAACAATAGGTGGAAGGATTAACTCTCCAGAGGAAATGAACATGTGGATTGGTGATAAAAATGAGAATGATATGATTGTTATTACTTGGAAACCAGTAAGATGGTATAACGAAAAAGGAGAATTGGTTGATGAAAGCTCTCCCGATGTTTTTACATCAGATTTTGAACCAGACCATCCACAAAAAGATTTATTCATTGAGATAGATAAAAATCGCGATGAAATCTTTAACTATAAAGTTGATATAAAAAGCAAAAAACTAATAAGGTTGAAAAAGTAAAATTATTGTCGTATGATTTAAATATATGGCAACTTACACAGTTAAATCGGGTGATACTCTTTCTAAGATTGCTAAGCAATTTGGTATTGATTGGAGAAAAATTACTGGTTATCGTTCTGGCAATCCCAATCTTATATATCCAGGTGAAGTTCTAACTATTCCAACTGATACAACGCAACAAAACACTCAATCAACGCAAACCAACCAAACAACAGGAACCCCAACTATTCAACAAACAGCATCTGATTGGCAAACTGCTTTACAGAAAGCAAATGAAATGAAACCAGATTTTTCAGATATTTATAAAACTTACGCAGATTTATCTGCTCGGTTAAAGACAATTGGGGAGGAGGCTGCTAGGAGAAAAGAAGAACAAATACCAATGGTTACGAATATTTACTCAAAATTAGCAGAATCATTATCACAACAGGAAACAGAAGAAAAAGAAACAAAACAGAAAGAAAAAACAATGGATATTGGAACTCGAGCAGCAAGAGCAGCTGCAGCAGGATTTTCTACCGTTGAAGGATTTAAAGCAGATGAATTAAGGAATCTAGCAGCTGATTACGATAAACAAGTTGCAAAGATTGCAGATAAATATAAGTTAGACAGAGAAACATTAGCAGCACAAGAAGAAAAAGACATAAAAGATTTACAATCCGAAGCAGAACAATTAAGAGCAAATGGTTTAACTGGAGCTGCTACATTAACTGAAAAGATTGCTAATCTAAAGCTTCAAGAACAAGATTTAGTTTCAAGAGCAGCACAAGCAATTATGAACTCACAAGATAAGTCTGAAGCAAACTACTGGAAGAGTCTATATCAAGATGCACTTTTGGGAGTTAAGGAACAACAACTTGCTTTGCAAGCACAAAAGATTTCATCTGCTAAACAATATGCTCTTTTGCCAGTATATGATAGTTTAAATAAAGAAAAAGTCGTTGGGTATTTTAATCCAGCCACTGGTGAAACCAAATATTATGAAACACCACAGACAAATCAGACAACTAATCGAGGTAGTGGTTTTAATATTGTTAATTTTATAAAATTCCTTTTGGGTATAAAATGAATGATAACGACAAATCTTATCAAAATGACGAATCTTATCAAGCTGCACAGGCTGTAAGAGAATTTATTTCTAAAATAAGAAGTGGTATTGTTAGTGGAGCAAAAGAAATAGCTACACACCCAGTTACATCTTTCATTTCAACTGCAAGGGGGGTTGCTGGTGGAACCGCAAAAGGACTCTCAAATTTATTTAACATATTTTCAGCACCATATAGAATGTTGCCAGTGTTGTCGCCATCCCAAAAAGAAGAATTTAAAAAAATTGGTTCATCTATGTATAAAATAGGTGAAAAAATTGAAGGACAACCTGAAACACCAACACAAAAGTTTTTAACAAGTGGTGGAGAAATTTTACCAACACTTATACCCTCTGCAGGAGCTACAGAAGCAACAACCGCATTTGGTAGTAGAATTCCATTGCTCAGAAAGCTTTTGTCTTCTGGAGCAAGTAGAGCAGGATTTGATTTAGCATTTGCAGACCAACTTCTATTAGACCCTTATTCTACAGAAGAAGGAAGGGAAAAAATAAACAGAATACAAAAGTTTAAAAATGACTATCTTGGTGGTGTTCTTGGTTATATTACTTTAGGAGCTACTGGAAAAGTTCTGGGTAAAGTTGGAGAACCAATTGCAAAAGCAGTAAGAATTCCAATAGAAAAAGTTTTTACATCAATTCAGAAAGGGATAACAGAAGATTACTTTAAAACTTTATCGCCAATAATGCCCGATATTCTTAAAAGAACAGATATTTTAACTACAGCTTTAGATAGCATGGCTAAAAAAATTGCTAAGGAGGGGGGAACAATGGACCAATATGAACTTCAATCAATAGCTTCTAGAGATTTTCTTGATATCCTTCAAGGCAAAAAATCTGTAACACCAATATTTAATACTGATTTTTGGAAAGAGGTTGCTAAAAAATATGGACTTTCTGAGGAAAACTATCCAGTCGAAATAACATTGCCAGTTAAAAAAGTTGATACAGAAGCAATTAAAAGTGGTGTTGCTGGTTTATTAAAATCACCACCAGAACTTGTAAATGAATTTAAAGATTTCTTAATTCAGACAGCAAAAGAACAGGCATTAGTTAATGATAATGCATTTGCAGAAAACCTGCCTGTTATAAAAATGATGACAGAAGATTTGGAAAAGAAAGGTTATTCTGTTAATCAATCTCAGGTAATTAACTTTATAGATAGAGCAACCCAGTTCTTAAGAGAAGATAAAAGATTTAAGAATAGTGTGTCTAGTAGAGACATTCTCATCTCTGCATATGATGAGATTAAAGATAGATTGCAAGACCACTTTACTGATTTGCAACGGCTAAAACTTTATATTGGTAGATTTGGTGAGGAAGGGGGATATAAAGCATGGGAGACATACCTTCGTCGTAGGGGTGTTGGTGCTGATGTTGTGTTTGATGAATTAAGGAGAGCTGGTCTTGCTGGTGAAGATGAGTTATTATCTCCGTCAAGAATAATAGAAATTGCAAATTTTATACCCACGAAAAGCAATATACCAAAAGTAATTCCACCAGAACCATTTAACCTTGAAGAGGAGATAAAAAAGCTTTTGATACCAAAAGAAAAAATTGTAGAAACTCCATATGTTGTTCCAAAAAGTGTTGCTGAAAAGACTGAACTTCAATCATTGTTAGAGAAGAAAAAGACAATTACTGAAAATGCAACCGACAATATCATTTCAAGTTTGCCTGTTGATAAACAGATAGAATATAAAACTGTAAAAGGAATAATTGAACAAGCTCCAATTCCTGAAGAAGATAAGATAAGTATTTCTAAATTTTATGATAATCTTTATTTGGTTTCTAGTGTTGATTCTAAAGATGTTCCACAACTTCTAAATACTTTTGATGCAATTAAATCTCAATCAAGAGTTTGGATAGATGAAATCAAAACCATAGCTAATTATGATCTAGATAATGGTTCTAAGAAGACCACCAGTATTGCTAGTGTTATAGAAGGATTAAAAGATTTTCTTTCAGGAAAACCGCTTTTAAGAGATTTAGTTTCTACTCAAAATAAACTTACATCGGCAAAACTTGGCAAGCCAGCTGTCTATCTTAACTTTATGTATTCCAGTGTTAATCCAATCCGATTCCTTTCTGAAAAAACAAGAGACGCAGTTATAAATTTAATTCCAAAGGAAGAAAGAAGTATTTTTGCTAAAGCATATGAAGAAGGCAAGATAGATACTTTATCTGAAGGTTCTAAAAAAGCAGCACAAATTTGGAAAGCATATAGCGACACAATACTAGATATAATTAACGATTTAAGACTTGAATTGGGTAAAGACCCAATACCCAAAATTGATAGGTATTTTCCAAGACAACTAACACAAGTTTTGGTTGATGCAATGAATGATGCGGTTAAGAAAGATACATTATTTACTCCAGAAGGAACTAATCATCTTCTTTCTAGGACACTTGATTCTTTGGGACAACTACATTCAAATAATCCAGAGATAGCACTAAAAGAATATGTAAGACAAACCAATTTTCATATAGATTATCTTTTAAAAGAATTGATAAACAGAGAAACCAGACATTGGGATGAAGAATTAAAAGAACAATTACTCCATGGATTGCGTTCTAATACACCAACATTAACTGGAAAAGAATTAGATGTATTTGTAGCGGATATCTTTGAAAAACCAGCAAAAGCTATAGAGAATGCCCTTAATAAATCTGGAATAATTCATACAATTGAGAGAGTTCCTATTAGTGATGAGCTTAAAGAAGCAATTTCAGCTTCTCCAGATTTGTCTAGTAACCCTGGTATTAAGGCTTTATTAGATAAAGGGTATTGGGATTTGCGAGCAGTTAATAAAGAGAGTGTTTACAATACAATAAGAAAAGGAATGGTTTTACCATCTCTTGCTAAGTTGATGTTAAACACATCTTTCACTCTTGTTAATATGACACAAACAGCACAAGAGGTATTTAAGATGGGTGGTGGTTCATCTGTGATAGACATTTTAAAGGGATATACTAAAGGATATGTTGCCTATCCACTTAGGGGAATAATTAAATTCGTTGCACCAGAATTTGTAGAAGACCTAGAAAGAACAGCTTCTTTGGGAAGAGCACTTGGATATATTGAGGGTAGATTTGGTGTCTATGGAGAAGGTATGTCATTGCTTGACCACTTTGGAAAAATAGGAAGACTTTTGTCAGCCAACATTAAGCTAACTGAATTGGGTAATAGAATATCGTCGCATTATGCTTTCTTGTCAAGAATTCAAAGAAAGATGCCAGATTTATCACCAGAAGAAGCCAGAGTATTGGCTTCTAACTTATCAGCTTTTGTTAATTTTGTTAGTGGTAGATATATGAGTCCTAGTATTAAAAAAGGGATTGGTGGCTCTTCTATCTATCAGTTTATGCAGTTCCCAGTTTCTGATGGTTATATTACTTTAGCCAACTGGCAAAATATTCTATCTAAAGATAAACCACTAGCAGAAGTGTATAAAAATATTTTCCTTTCTGTTGGAGATAAAGATTTAATGAATAAAGCTTTAGCTCAAGTCGATAAACTAACTCCTGGTCAACTAGATTCATTGGTTGGTTTAATGTTTTCTGGTTTGACGGTTGCTACATCAATCGTTGCAACATTTAATATCTTTAATATTATTCATTCTCTAATTACTGATTCGGAGCCATATATCTCAACAACAAGAGCCAAACAAGAAGCAATACAAACAATGATACCATTTGCACAACTACAAGGTAAGTTTGCCACTGGTGGAACACCGACATATGCATCGACGCCAAAAACAGACGTTTCTTTACCGTTACAATCACCTACCATTTCTTTTATTGCTTCTATTGGTAACATGCTTAAAGGGTTATCTATTGCTACCGAAGGAATTTTTGAAGGTGACCCACAAAAAGCTTCTGATGGTTATGATTATTTCTGGCTTTCTACTTATCAAGCTGCACCAACTTTTATTCAAAGGATACAAGATTGGTATGACTTAGTCACGACTGGTGGCATTCCTCAAAGAGAAATTGGTTCTGAGAAAGTGCAATATAAACTTGAAAAAGGAGAAAGTCCTTTAACTTTATTATTCTTCGGTAGAGGAACAACATCTGGTTACGAAAAACTTGAAAAATCCAGAGAAGAAGAATTAAAAGCTAAAGCACTTAATGATGAGGCTGCAAGAGCTTTTATGGCTGCACTAGAGGAAACAGACCCAATAAAGAAGGAACAAAAGTTTAATATATATAAAAGGTTAGTTAATAAAGGGGCTGCACCAATGACAAGACAGGGTTTGAGGCAAAGATTAGAATATCGTCGGCTTACTGCACCAGAACGCAGACTACAATCTTTACCAAAAGCACAAAGATATCGTATACTAGAAGAAATAAATGGTGGAGAGTAGGATATGACAAAACCTAGTAATTACGACATATTGCTCGAAGTCCAAAAATCCTTAAACAGGATTGAGGACAAACTCGATGAAAAGATTTCTAAAGTAGATAACAGAGTTGATGGAATTGATTCAAGATTATCAAACCTTGAGGGTAAGGCTAGTCTTTTGGGTGCACTATCGGGAGCTATTGCGGGTGTGATATATAACTTATTTGAGAGTATAATACGAAAATAGAATATGACTCTTGACGATTTTGTTAAGAAATACGACGGGAAGGGAATTGACTTTGATGGCAAGTTCTCAACTCAGTGCGTTGACCTATACAGACAATATGTAAAGGAAGTCTTAGGCTTTCCTCAAAGTCCGCCAGTTGAGGGAGCTAAAGACATTTGGGATACATACCTGCCAGATTATTACAAGAGAATTGAGAACACACCATATGGAGTGCCAGAAAAAGGAGACATTGTAATTTGGGGAACAAAAATAGGCAAGTATGGACACGTTGCTATCTTTTTAGAAGGAGATACAAAAAAATTTAGGAGCTTTGACCAGAACTACCCAACAGGAACACTATGTCATATACAGGAGCATACCTATACAGGAGTTTTGGGCTGGCTCAGACCAATTGTTAAGTCTATGGAAATGCCCGAATGGTTCAAAACATTACTTCAAGAGCGAGGTCTATCTTTAGACCGAGAAGGGGAATTTAGGGCTTTTTGGGAAAAAGCGATTAAATACGACGACGATATAAGACAGCTTCAAGAACAGATAAAAACCGCAAATGAGGTCTTGTCTCAAAAAACCATAGAGGTTTCAATGCAACTAGACAAAATTCAGCAACTTCAAAACAAGGTTGATGAGTTAAACGAACTTTATAACAAAACAAAGCAAGAGAGAGACGACTTTGAGTGGCAGGCAAGAAACGCCTTAAGCAATCTAGACAATCTTCAGGACCAACTCCAAAAGCAAGAAGTGGAATTACAAGAAGCAAAAGAAGAAATTAAAAAGCTAAAAGATGATGATGTAGCCGTCTTAGATAAGATACCACCCATTCAATTGATTATACGAGGTTTGATGGGACTCATTAGAAGGGGGTGATTTTTATGATGTCGGTTTGGAACTGGCTTGATGGTAAAAAGACTTTTATTATTGGTATAGCTGGAATAATTTGGGGATTATATACAAAAGATGATAAAGTTATCTTTGCGTCTCTTGCCTTGATGGGATTAAGAGATGCTATAAGAAAACTAGAATAAGTCTATGTTCAGGCTACTGCTCAGCATTGTGGGAACATTTATTCTACTGTGTTTTTTTGTTAATCTGATTGTGGACGAGCAGATGCTTGAGGACATTTTGAAAGATGGAAAGGGACACCAAAAGCACACACTTAGAAAAAGACGAAATTCTTGAAGACTTATATGAGAAATTATCCGATTTGTTTGAGATGGAGGAAAAAGGCTGGCGTGTTGACTCGGCAATTAAGGAGGTTCAGGAACAGATTAGTTCATTGGTTAATCAATCAAAAGAAGAAAGGCTTGAAGAACTTAGGCAAGAGCTTAAGGATTTAAATGAGAGAGAGGGAATGTCAAGCACCAATTCATAGTCAAGATTGTCCCTGTCAGAAATGCCAGAGGGTAAGTTGCGGAAACTGTCGTCTCACAAACATTGACCACTTTACTCCTAGAAGTATTGCCAAAAAAGTTTTGGGGTGGACACCAAAACAAATCAATTCTCCAGAAAATCTTCAATATCTATCCTACCAATGCCACAGAGATAAAGACTCAACTACGCCAGATAGATTGAGGCTTGGACTTGCACAAAAAAGAGGAAGGTTTGTCGGTTTAGATGATTACCTAGATATAATAAAATGAGTCCAGAAATTAAAGTAGCCGTATCAAAAGAAATACCTCAAGGAGCTTGTGTTGTTGGCAAAGAAGTAAGTCAAGGCAAATACGAACCAATAGCAATATCAGACTCAACTTCTACAGATTTATTCATTGACGGCATTGTGAGAAAAGAACTAAAAAATGGTGGTGATATTGTTATCTTGTTTGGAAGCGAGGACGAAATGGTAGATAATTATGAACACATAGCTAATGCTTTTGGAGATTTATTAGGAAATAACGATGAGTAAAGAAATGGGACTTTTCTATCCAGATGGAACTTTTAAGCCTGATGATGAAATCAGGCGTGACACTATTCGTCCTCAAGTAAACAAACCGCAACCAAATCAACCTACAACTTTTAATCAAGAATTAGAACGAATGAAAGAAATTCAAAGACAAAGAGAATCTTTAAGATTGTGGAAAGATGAAGTAACTATCAGAGCAGATATGGGAAAATTACCATATTTCTTTTTAATGCCTTTATCGGATTTACATATGGGCTCGGAACACACAGATTACCACCAACTTGAAAGGTATCTTAAGGCGATAGACAGATATCCTATCTATACTGTGCTACTTGGTGATTTAGGAGATTTCTTCGGACCATTCAAACACCCTGCAGGAATGGCAGAAGATGTAGTCAACGCCGATGCTCAACTTATGACTTTGCGTAAGTTTTTCTTGCAATACAAAGAAAAAATTCTTTGTGCTGTAACTGGCAACCACGACGATTGGATTTATAAAACTGCTGGAGTTGAACCTTATAGATGGCTGGCAGAAGATTTAGATATTTCTCTTCTCAATTCAGGTGGAATGCTTAACTTGGAAGTCAATGGAGTCAATTACAAAATACTTCTTTATCACTCAATTTCAAGATATAATTCAAGCTTTAACCCGACTCACGCAGGCAAGAGGATGCTTGAATTGCATCGTGATGCAGATATTGTTATTAGTGGGGATAAACATAGGTTTGGAATGGAAAAACTAACCCATCGAGATAAAAAACCTTATGTTATTCAACTTGGGACTTTCAAGACCGAAGATAGTTTTGGTAGAAGAAGCTACGGCATAGCACCTCAACCACAAGTTGGCTTCCCTGTTCTTTTTTTGTCAGCTGGTGAAAAGAATGTTGAGGCTATAGAAGATTTAGAAACTGCAAAGCACTTTGTAGATATGGCTAGTAGATTTTGATACATTAAGATATACTTGACAAAATAGAGATATTGTTATAAAGTTATTTATATTAAGAAAATGAAAATAAACGGCGACGAAAAAGACATCCAAATATTTAAGCATCTACAAAAACTTATAAACATCTTCCAAATGGTAAATCAGTTGTCTTGGACTGTTGACCAAACACGCAAAAGATATCCCCTACCTGAAGCAATGACCGTAGAAGAGCTAGAAATGATGATAAAACTTTATATGTCTTATGGCAACGACCTTGAGCTGATTTACAACGAATTTATTAAAGAAAAAAACAGTATCTTAAAAGAATCTGGTGATTAAAATTGAAATGCAACAAGATTTATTAACTATACACAAAGACCAAAAGTATCAACTTCTTGTTGATGAAATAAAAGCTACTATAACTGAATCTGTATTTAACAGTCGCTGGGCTCTAATTGAGGGTTATTGGAATGTAGGAAAACTTATACGAGAAACATTTGGTAAAGGAGAACTTACTAAATTACTGACAGAGCTGGCAGTAGATACTGGGATATCCGAGAGAACATTATGGAGAGCCCTAGCTGCTTATGACAAATACCCCGACATTAACAAAATCCCCGAAGGTAAAAATATAACATGGAACAAACTTATAACACAATATCTTCCTGATAAAAAAGAAGAGGAAAAAGAATGCGAACATGTATGGGTTACTAAATGCAAAAAATGTGGAATTCTAAAAGAGAATGCCAAGGGGAACTTAGATGGTGAGTGAGGCGTTAAAAAATCTCACCAAGTCATTCATCCGACCGACCGACGGGGATGAAAAAGGCTACATGCACCTTAGGACGATAGGAGGGAGTAGCCCCCGAATTTGAAAAAGTAATTCGGCTGAAGCAATCGTTCATTAAACCCTATGGGGGGAAAGGGGGGGAACTGTATTTTCCTCCCTCCCTCTGGGGATAATCATTATAGATATATACTTATATGACTAGAGAAGAAGCTAAGGAATATGTTAAGGGTGTTCTTAAGACTGCTGATGGTAAAAGAATTGCTTTTGTCTTAAGAAGATACTTTGAAAAATTCGGCAAGCAGTCAACCATTGAGACTGCTAAAAGAATCTTTAGTCAATGAAAAAGTGTGCCTACTGCCTTAATAGAATTACTGGAAAACCATACAAGAAAGGCAAGAGATACTTTTGTAGTAAAGAACACAAAGATTTATTTTTTGATAACCACATTCCGACTTTACTAGATGAGATTCAAGTTGAGTTTAATAGATTAGTTGCTAAAGACCAACCCTGTGCTGTGTGTGGTAAGATATTTGAGACAATGCAGTGTTCTCATATTTGGGGTGTTAAAGCTTACCCTTCTATTAGATTTGATATTCTTAATGCTTTACCCATGTGTGGTCATTGCCATAATTTTTGGTGGCATTTAAATCCTATGGACGCACACGATTGGTTTGTTAAAAATTATCCTGAAAGAAATGACTATCTTGATTTTGCCAAACAACAAAGTAAACCATGGACGGCAGATGAATTACACAAAATAAGGCAGGCTATAAGAGATAAAGATTTTAAGTCTCTTATTAGGTTTTATGATGAGTATAAGAAAATTCAATTACAAAAGGATTAAAGAGTTGCACAAGAGGTTGGAAAATATTCCTGAAGAATATATTCCTACTGCTCCTAGTGGTAAGATTCCCTTTAAAGAAGAGTGGGTTGACAAAAGCGACAAGCTGTATTATAATACAACTATATGGATAAACCAAAAACCATTAACGAAGTTGCTGCGATGGGTGGCAAGACCATTCTTGAGAAGTATGGTAAAGAATATTTCCAAGAATTAGGTAGGAGAGGTGGCGGCTCATTAAAGTCAAAATATGGTGAGGACTACTTCAAGAGAATTCGCCGAGGAGAAAAAATAAAAAACTTTTAATAGCTTCAAAAATTGCCTCTTGACAAATTGCAAGCCATATGTTATACTTTGGCTAGTATGAAAGATAAAGATATTTTTACAGCACTGTCCACAACTAATTACTTACTAGGCAAAATTATTGGGGCTTTATATGTAATTGAAGTTCTTTTACAGAACTCAAAAGACTTGTTTGAATCTGACCCACTTGAAGCTAAGAAATATCTTGAAGATGCGTTAGCAAAAATTAAGAAAATTAGAAAGGAAATTTAAAAAATGAATAAAATAATTTTATTTCTTAAAAGATTGTTTGGCAAAAGGATTATATGTCCAACCTGTCATCAGGAATTGACAAACAAAGCTGACATTGAATGGTTCAATCAGTTCGGTGAATGCTTGCTTTGTGACCACATTGCAAGCGATAAATAGAAAGGATTAAAAATATGCCAACACTTACTTTTGGACAAGAACTAAATTTTGGTAACGAAAATGAAATTGTGAGATTAAAGTCTAAGGGAGATAAAATTCAATTCCGCCTTGCTGGTAATGGATACTACGAGGGCGTGCATTTTGTAAAAGATGAGAAGGGTGCTACTAACATTACCTATTGTCCACGCATTATGCAGACTGGGGAGTGCGAGTTGTGCAAGAAATTTTTTGAGGAGACAAAGAAAGCTAAGTTGATTGAAGACGAAGCAAAAAGGAACAAGGCATTAAAAGCTGCTAAAGATAGTTATGGTGTATCTATTAAGTTTTACTACCCAATTTTAGATAGAGGAACAGGCAAGGCTAAAATCTTGCAGACAACATTATCAGTCCGAAAAAAGATAGAGGCTCTGGTTGTAGCTGGTATAGATGTTCTTGCGTCTGAGTTTGAGATCGGAAGAACCGAACAGCCTGGCTCTGATTATTATCAGCTTATCAGGGTTGACTCGTCTGAAGTAAAAAAGTTAACCGAAGAAGAGAATAAGGAGTTGGAACGAGCTAGGGAATTTGATTTAGAAAAAATTTTAAACAGGGAAACTAAAAAAAGTGATTTAGATTTAGAAGATATAAAAGACATCTTTGAAGAAAAATGATTGTCTCTTGGGAAGGCGGGGTGGTAGTAAGCGAGGACTCACTGCCCCGTCCTCCGAGGAGATATGAAAAACATAATCAAAAAAATCAAATTACTTTATATTTATCTGAAAAACAGGAAAGAGATAAGAGACCTTTATGGTTATACCCTTAAGCATTATGGTGGTAATGAAGAAGCTGATTGGCTTTATATGACTGAATGGTGGCTAAGGGTATTTTATGGGAATAATACAATGAAAAAACAAAATAAAACAGCAACAGAAGTAATGCTTCAAGAAGAAGTCATCTATCTGGCTAAAATGAATTATTTATTGGCTAAAGCACTTTTAACTGGAAAGATTAATAGCAATATAGTTCGTTGGGCAGAAGAGATTGTTGCTCTTTACAAGAAAACTTTAGAATAAAAATGAAAAAACAAAATAAAGATTGGGAAGAAGATATAAAAATTTTAGGAATGATGAGATTAGATGATGATAATTTTAGGTTATACGAAACTAAAAAGTTAATAAAATTTGTTGGGGCTTTAATTAAGGAAAAAGAAAAAGGAATAAAAATATCTCTTTTTAACAGTCTTATCAACTGGGCTAAAAAAGAGAGGCAAGATTATTTATGGGTTGGCGAAAAGGGATGTGATATGAGTTATGCATATAATCTAGCTTTAGAAGAACTTATTATGTATCTTAAAAAGAAACTAAAGGAGACAAAAAAATGAAAATTACAAAAGTAAAAATATATAAAGAATTCAAAAGAGGATTACCAAACTACTCTAATATCACTGTAGGTATGGGTCTGGAGTTTGATGTAGAGGAAGGAGAAAAACCAGACTACGATACAGCTTGGGACATTGTTAACCAGCAATTGACTGCCCAGTCTGATAATCTTGACCCCTCTTGGATTAACAGTTCTGAGACTAAAGAAGCTTACAAGTTAACAATTAAAGTTCCTAAAAACGAAATATGATAATCAAAATTAGAATACCAAAAAACAAGAATGATAAATGGAGAGTAAGCTTTAGGGGTCGTCGTATTAGAAGAAGAACGGCACTGCCAATTTTTAATGCAATTACCCATTTCCTCCAGCTTCAGAAAATGAAAGAAAAAGTGGGGATTGGGGTTGAGGAATACATTGATGGGGGTTGGAAATTAGTTAATAAATCTGTAGCCTCAAAAGACAAAGATTATTTATTTTATATAACTGCTTTATTTTTAGAAGATTATTTACCCAAATCAACTGTTAGAAAAGCAAGTGGGGTTTGGGAAAAGAAATACTTGTAAAAATAAAAATAAAAATTCCCCGCTACAAAGAGCGGGGCGTGATTAAAGGTATTATACCAAAAATGACAAAACAAAATAAAGAAAAAAATAGGAAATTACAAAGACAAATTATTAAAATTCTAAATGATAATGAGTATTACACACCTGAAATGATAATAGAGGAGGTAAAACCTTTCTTTTGGAGGATGTCCCGTCGCTGGGTTAAAGACAAGGCTGAAAGAATAGTAGATTTAATTGTTGATGTCCAAAATGAAAAAAACAAATAAAATTAAAGAAGTAAACATAAGGACTACTTATTATTTTGATAAAAAGAGAGGTGATTTAATTGAACTAAAAGAGGAGTGGCAGGATTTATTTGGAAATTGGCACAAAATAGTTGATGAAAGGTTAAGCAAAAAAATGAAAAAACAAAATAAAATAGATTTTGACAAAAAAAGTCCGCTTCAAAGCTACGCTTATGAGTGGCTAAAAAGTCGTGGATTGTTTGATGAAGATGCTGATTATGGTGGAATGTTAGGAGATGCAATTTTGGAATTGATTAAAGTATTCTCAAGGCAAGGGCATTCTGGTTTCTCGGCTGGGCTAACTAAAGAAATGTTTTATCGGCTGTTATCTGATTTTGAAAGTGGAGCAGATGCTGATTATAGAAAGCCAAAATCAAAATGAAAAAACAAAATAAAAAGAATTTGTAGAAAGTGTTTACTGACTGTTATACTAATATGGTGGAGCTACTGGGTTACGTATCCTGCGACTAATGTCGCACGGGGCATTGACCCAGAGCCCAGAGCTCCACTAAGACAAAAAGGGGGTGCCAAATTATATTGAAATTAACGAGCTGTGGTTAATTTTAATATAAAATAAAGAGTATCGTATCTGCGTTAATCTCTTGGTTAAATGTTCCGAAGACCGATTAAGGAACAGCCCCCAAAATAACAAAATGAAAAAACAAAATAAAACGATTTACAAAAATAAGATTTTAACTTTTAAAAAAATAGAGGCTAATTCAAAGGAAGAGATAAAAATAACGGGGAAATGTAAAAGATATTATCGTCGTGGATGGTATAAAGTTTGGACACTTGAAACCCCAAATGGGGTGGTGCGGGTTACAAATGCCGATTGGGATTTGTTTTAACTTATTAAGTTTATAGGTTAAAAATGAAAAATAAAGGAGGTGAGAAAAATGAAGATAAAGATTGAGGAACGTGTAGAAGGGGGTTGGTCTATTATCTATTCAGATAAGTGGGTAAAGAAAACAGAATATATTGCTAAGACCAAAGAAGAATTGATCTATGAAGTGAATAGGTTGATATTTGATTTTTTATCTGTTGAGCGTGTTCCCGAAATAAAATGACAAAACCAAATAAAATCTTACTAGCTTTATGGCTTGACGCCCTTGCTCTATCCTTTTTATTAGGAAGGATGGCGGGGGTTGTTTGGTATAATAAATAGTCTTAAAATATGAGAATTTTATTTTGGGGTGATAGCCCTGCGGTAGCTACAGGATTGGGTAATGTCTCAAAGAATGTTTGTGATGTTCTTTCTAAAGAACACGATATAACAGTTATTGGGGTTAATGATAGAGGAGGTTATAAAGACCCTAAGCTTTATCCATATCCGATTTATCCTGCTATCTACAATAACTATACCGATGTTTGGGGTGCAGTAAGATTATTCAACGCCTTAAATAAACAAGACCCAGAAATTCCTAAACAGGATTTTGATATGCTATTTGTGAACCTTGACTTTTTTCTGTTTAATGAGATAACTATTAGCGGTAAACCACTCTTTGACTTAATTGAAAATGTTAAGATTAAGAAAGTTTTATACACTCCGATTGATAATGAAACTTTCTATCCGCACTGGCTTTTAACTTTTAAATTTTTTGATTTGATTATTGTTCCTTCAGAATGGGCCAAAGAGGTCTTAGTGAAAGCATTACCAGAATTGAAAGATAGGGTTGAGGTCGTTTATTATCCTCTTGATACCAATAATTTCTTTAAGCAGAAGCCAAAAGACAAACCAAAAAATTCTTTTATTATTGGCTATGTGGGCAGAAACCAATGGAGAAAAGCACTAGATAAACTAGTTTTTGCTTTTGTAAAATTTAAGGAAAGGCATCCCAATTCCTTCTTGTATATTCACTCTAACCCAGAAGCTACCAGTGATTATGGTTGGAATTTTTGTGATTTGCTTTCTCACTTTAATCTATATTTAGGTCGTGATTATTTTTACCCAGTTGGTGTAAACGAGAACAAAGGAATTGAAAGAAAATCAATGAGAGACATTTACAATTATATGGATGTTTTCTTTTCTGCTTCAACTGGTGAAGGCTTTGGATTACCATATGCTGAAGCCTCGTTGTGTGAAGTGCCTGTTATCATTCCAGATAATACGGTTGCTAAAGAATTTCCGCTGATTACTTACTGCTCTTTACCCCAGCCCCATAGCTTTGGCTTTATTGATTATAATAGAGTCCGCCATTTACCTGATATTGAAGATGGACTTAAAAGATTAGAATGGGTATATAATCACCGACAAGAGGCTAAAGAAAAAGCCAAACAGGCAAGAAAATTTTTCCTTCAGTTTGATAAAGAAAAACAAGGAAAACTTATTCACGATTTGATAACCACATTAAAAAATAAACAATAAATACAGCTATTATAAAAACATCTTTGTCTTTCATAAATTTAATTTAAGAGCATTTGTGTGTCTCGCCAAGAGCCATATAGGATTGACGAGGCTTGAAAACTAAAAGCAATAGTAGCTCACATATCCGCTATTTTTGATATCTCCCCATTCAATATCTTTCTGTAATTGCTTGATTACCTCGTTATCAAGCTCTAACCTTTTGGCTTGTTTTACGGCTTTCTTTAGAATTGAGGTTGGAATTTCAAAGATACCGCTTCCCTCGTTTAGGTTGTCAAAAATGCCATACTCATCTTGTAAAAATTCGGTCAATTTTGTATTATGCCAAAGATTAAAGCTCTCGTTTTGGCAATAGTCAATTCTTTTAATTCTATATGCTCTTACACTCATTTTTTTCACCTCCTTTCTGTTCTTGCGGCTTATCCCCATTCGCGATGTAGGATAAGCCACCCCACGAATGGGGTTGAGTAAAGCTGTTAGTCATCGTCTTCCCGCTCGCCAGTAATCCATCCCCAGTATTTTCTATAGAGTTCCTCAGTAGTGTAAACTGAGTGGGGAGGGAATTTTTGTTTCTTGTATTCTTTGAGCAACACTTTTTTGACTGTTTTGGAATTTGTAATTTCGCCGTTATTATCAAAGTGTGCTGTGGTCTCCATAACATAGCGAGCCGCAGAATTCTGAATGTGAGAACTCCACCATATCTCAGACAATGCGTCATTTGCACACTCTTCGTGCACTAGAGCCCCATATATCACATCTTGGTCGTTTTCAGGATTTATCACATCGCCGTAGGTAAGATTATCTCCCTTGCTCAAAGGCAAATAGCACGCGTCGCAAGTGGTGCCATCGTCTATATATTCTGGCTTTTCGTCTATGAATACTTTAATTTTTTCTTCCATTTTTCTCACCCCCTTTCAAGCTTCATAAATCCATTTTTTATTTTCTCTTTTGATAAGTCTCCCATCTCTAAGCGTTGCGGTATTGTCGGCGTGTATTTTTGCAATGCTTCCCTTAAACCATATATCAGTAATGCCATTTTTAAGCTTTAGATAAATTTTTTGTTTTTTCATTGACAATCTTTCTAAATCTTAATCTTTCCTGCCTCTTCTTGGGGTGCTTCTATAATTTTGCCTGTCAATTTATCAATTTTTCCTCCTCTATTGAGAGCATTTAACCAATCCTCTGCCTCTTTGAGAGTGTCAAACTCTTGCCATTTTCCGTATCCCAATTCAACTGCTGTATATTTTCCTTTGCTTCTTGATTGTATTTCTAAACTTTTATCTCCTATTTTTCCTGAAAAATAAACTTCAGCCGTCCAATTTTTACCAATCGATTGACTTGGTAATTTAATTGTTCCTGCTAGTTGTTTTGGCGTTTTGTTTTGTTTTTTCATTTTTTGTTTTTGTTTTTTGTGTTAGCTTCTTTATTCCCTAGTCTGAGATTTTTGGTCAAAGACTAGGGTGTAAAAAAGTTAACCAATGCAAACACCGCTAGTATATAATCCCGTGCTTGCTTCTTTTTTAGATTTAACCAGATAAAGAGTTGCACCTCTAGGGTCTCCCTGATGATAGGCGTGCAGCCTAAATATCCTTTTTGCTATCTCTTCGGCTTCGGCTTCTAGTTTTTCGGCTCTTTTTTCTTGCCTTTTGGTAAGTCCATAATTACAAAAATGCACATCTAAGCGGTGCAATTGCTTTGCTATTTTTTTGAGCTCTTCGTAGGCGTCAAAAAATCTTTGCAGTCTGATTGTATTCATATTTTTTCACCTCCTCCCATTTTGTCTTTTAATGGCTTGCTTGCAGATTAACTCAATTGATTTGCGGCGTCTAAGTAGTCTTTTTAAAAGTCTTTTAATCTTTGTTAGTTTTCTTTTCATATTCATACTAAGATTATAATAACACCCATTAAGCCGTTTGTCAAGTATCAGATCTGAGGCTAAATCCAGATAAAAATATTGTATTTATGGCAAGAAAGTATATTTTCAAGGCTAAATCTAAAGGTGCCCAAAAAAACAAGGTCTATATTAAGAGTAATAATAATAGATTAGGATAGTAATAGAGAAGTAAAAGACTAGGGAGAATAAGGAATATATGAGGGTAGGTATTATTTATTCTCTCCCATCACTCATTCCAGACACTAAAAAACATTATCACTTTTTCTAATGCCTTTTAAAAAGATAATATTATTATTATGCCATATATAGCCTATAGGTTTATGGGTAGAGGTAATGGGGGGAAATGAGAGGGAAAAATGGTTTAGTATCATCTCTAGCATTTTTCTTCCAAAAGTTATCTTTAGCAATTTTCTCTTAAAAGCTATTCTTTTGTTATTCATAGTATAATAATAACATATGAGAAAAGAAGTAAAAAGAATGGTTCAATGGAACGAGAAGAGACTTAAGAACCCTAATACCAAAAGAAAGAATTATCCGTTTCATAAAAAGGATTTAAGGATTACAACTACAGAAGCAACTATTATTCTTAATAAGCTATTTAAAACAAATACTACTCTTTTTATTGCCTTTCTTATTTATAGGCTAAGAATGGATTTAGGATTTACTGTATCCGAGGTTTGTAATTTTATTGGACTTACACCTAAACAGGTTGCTAGATTTATTGGTATTACACAGAACTTGCTTTACCTCAAGGTTTTTGATATTCTTGAAAACGAGGATATACAGAAAGAAATCCTTGAATTTCAGAGAAAAAGGCATGGCACAGGAAGTGTAGGGTGGTATAACAAAAGGATTAGTAAATATAGAAAGAAGCTTGGATTTGTTGGGGTATTTTATAAGGTAAAGAAGATGGGTAAATGGGATTTCTTTCATAATAATACTTATGAACACTTTAAACGCTGGCTCGGAGAATGGAACAAATACATCTCAAGTAGTAGCTCTTCCGAAGATACAGAAAGCAATACAAGCGGGGAGGAAAGCACAAAGTCTTTACAAGAAGCCACTCAGACTCAAACAGTTATTAGCAACGAAGGAGATGAAGGAAGCCGTTGGGGATTTGATAGAAACATCGTCACTCAACCGAATTCAGAAGAAATATCTCAAGTATCTACTAGTTGATAATCTTTCAAAAACAAAAGCATTTAAAAAAGCCACTGGTCTTGAAGAAGGTTTTGATACTTTTGTTTTAGGAGAAGAAATTGTTAAGCAGGAAGATATAAAGAATTTCCTTGACCTTATTAGACAAATATATGTTCAGATAGTTCCGCTTGCTGTTGTTAAAGAGGTTGATTTACTTTTAAACCCAAATACTTCAGACGATGTTAAATTAAGAGCGGCACAAGACATACAGAATAGGGCTGGTATATCAGAAGACACAACTTCAAACCTTCCTGTTAAACTGATTATCAATGCACCACAAGGTGGAGACCAGGCTGTTCAGATTAACATAGGAGACAAAAATGAGTAATGAGGTTGTATTTAATGCACATCCAGGTCAATATAAAGTTTTAACTTCACCGAAGAGGTTTATCTTCGCAATTGCGGGAAAGCAGTCGGGTAAGACATCTGCTGGCATTCTTTGGTCTCAATTAAAAATACAAAAATACCCAGAAGGTGTTGGTCTTATCTGTGGTTTGACACACGATATGATAAATAATGTTATTCTTGATAAATTCTTTCAGATGTTTCCACAATACAGACCATTTTACAATAAACAGGTAAAGACATTGAGACTTCCTACTGGTGGAAGGGTTTTCTTCAGACCACTAGAAGACCCAAAATATGTTGAGGGTATAACTGCTAATTGGGCTTGGATTGACGAAGCAGATATTACTTCTTACAAGGGTTATCTGACTGTCCGTGGAAGGATTACATCAACTAAAGGAGAAATGCTTCTTACATCTTCTTTAACAGAGGGTGGTTGGATAGAAGATTATGTCGAAAGAATTGGCGAAGAAAATACTGAAGTTGTTAGATGGGCTTCGATTGACAATCCAGGTTTTTCTAAAGAAGAATACGAAGCTCTTAAAAGAGAACTAGACCCAATAATATTCCAAAGAGAATACATGGGTATAGGAACTAAACTTACTGGAAGAGTTTATAACAACTTTGACATAACAGTGCATGTAAAAGAAATGGATGATGATGAAAAAGAAGTTAAATCTATTGTCGGGTTTGATTGGGGTTCTACAGACCCAACAGCAATTTTAGTCTTCACAATTACAAACAAAAATAATTTTTATGTTACAGAAGACTTTTCTCTTTCAAATATAGGCATAAACACCATTGCTGACATTTTTTCTGAGTTCAAGAAAAGGCACAAGATAGTTGCATGTTATGGAGATGGTCAGGCAAAACAATTTATGAGAGAAGTCTCTCTTGCAATTAGATTTGATATCCATCCAGCAATAAAGGAATTGCCTGGTGGTATAGCTAAAGTAAAGAATCTATTACACCAAAAGAGGTTATTTGTCCTACCAAAATGCTCTAATATAATCAGGGAATTTAAATTGTATAAATATCTTGAGACTGTTACTGGATTGTCAAATGTTCCGAAAGATGAAAATAATCATTTATTAGATGCTTTGAGGTATGTTGTCTTGTCTTATCCATTGCCAACACCAAAGGTTAATGTGATAAAGAAAACAGAAATACCAGCTTTTTGGTTGCGGAGAACAGTTGCTTACAAAAGGGAGAAAAATAAAGAAGAAATGTTGTATAATGATAATATAATTTTATAGCCATGATTAAAGATGCCCTGCTACTTTTAATAGTTCTTGTTAACAACATCTTTCTTATAATTTTGGTGTTTTCTCTTTTACCCAAAAGAGTAAGAAGAAATTTTCCACAGAAGCCAAGAATCAAACTTCCAGTATTGAAAAAATCAAAAAGCAAGGATTATAATTTCCTTGAGGAAATTCCAGTAAACGAGCTAAACAAAAACCTATTTAAGAAATAATGGAAAAAGATTTACTAGAAACAATTTATTATCTTAAAAAGCAAAGGGAAAACTATGAACCAATATTCTATCTTTCTCGTAAGGCTTATGATGGTAAATACTTTGTAGTATGGAATAGGGTATCAAAACAAATTGAAGATAAACCTATTGTAAACAAGCTTTATGGGCTTCAGGAGTTGCCAGAGGTAGCTAAACAGGCAGATGATGTTGAAAACTTTTTAATATCATCTTCTTATATTTTTACTGTAATTCCCAAACTTTTATCTCGAGGAGATGATGTCAAACAAACAATCTATCTTTCATTACTTGCTAAGGAATTATATGAAAGATTTAAACTGTCTCAGCAAATATCGGTTATGGTTAAAAACGCCTTGTTTGATAACACATCCTTTGTTGAGGTGGCAGTCAACGATGATGAAAACTTTGTTGAACTTAGGACATATGATGCTTTTGATATTCTGTTTGATTACAAAAAACAAAATTGGGACGATGTTAAATTTGTGGTCAAAGTTATTAAGAAAAGAATTAAAGATATTAAAAATAGTAACTTATATACCTTACCCGAAAATGTTTCATCTGGTGACCCAACATTCTTTGGTTGGAAAGATATCTATTATCAGGAAAAATATCTTTCATTTACGCCACTTGAAAAAGATGAGATTATACTTTTTGAGACATATTCTACCGAAGAAGGATTCTTGCGTATAAAAACAATAGACGGTAAGGGTAATGTTCTAAGAAACGACGAATATCCAAACATGAAGAGAATACCCATTATTCCGTTTAGATTTTATTCTGGTGATTGGTATCAAAAATCTTTTGTATTCAGACTACTACCAGTAGCAAGAACATTGTCTCTTATAGCTTCAAGAATGGATGACTTAATTCTTAAGCTTGCCAAAGGTGGTTGGGTGGTTCAAGAAAACGAGGACATCAATGGAGAATTAAATGAACAGGTTGGTCAAATAATCAGGTATGCTGCAACAAAACCAGAACAGATACAAATACCAGTTATACCATCTTGGATTTCAAATTGGTTTGCTACACTTCTTAATATCGGAGAAAGATATGGAAGACCAAATATAATGGCTGGTGCACTTCCACAAAAGTCTTCTGGTCTTAGAGCAAACAAAATGCTTGAGAGTTTAACATCTAATGTTATGCAGGCTAATAGTTCTGTTCTTGATAGTCTTCGAATGTCAGTAAAAGAAATACTTGAAGTATCATTTATGTTCTTATATGAGATTTGGAAGCTCCCACAACCAAATATTGTTACTGCGGTTTCAAAAGACCACGGAGAAATATCATTTGTTTCAGAAAAGTATGCTTCTGAAAATTCCAATGCTATTAAAATACCAGCAGAGTTTTCAAGATTTAGTGTAGAGATAGATAATGCAATGGGTTACACTCTTGAGGCTAAGAAACAAAATGCTATCATGCTATTTAAGCTTGGCATTATTGGCAAAGAAACACTTAAGAGAATTTTCAATCTTGGTTCTACGGCTTATCTTCTAGAAGCTGAACAAAAGCCAATGTATGAGACTGAAGATTTCCAGAAACTTATATCTCTTGCTCCAACGCTTCCACCAGATAAAAAGCAAGCTGTGGTTGATGTGCTTAATTTGCTAGCACAATTGAATCAAGGAAAATCTGATGGACAATTAAATCCACAGATTATGGCAGGCAATAATTTATCAAATATTGGTGGAGAGGAGGTGACAGGCAATGCCACTAACCAAGGAGGGCAGGAAAGTTCTTAAAAAATTCAAAGAGGAATATGGAGAAGAGAAGGGGAAAGAATATTTTTATAGATATATGAACAAAAATCCCGAGAAAGCTAAAAAGTTACATAAGACAAGACCTGCTTATACCAAGAAAATATGATTGACTTTGAGAAAATGCAACCAGTTTTAAAGAAAAAAATTGTAAAGAAACCTAGAAGGAAAAAGGTTTATAACATTGGTTTTGATTATAAGTCTATTCTTAAAACCAAGACAATATGAGAACATTTCTTTTGGTAAATATTTCTGGGGATTTTCTCTCTATTGCTCAAAGATTAAAAGAGGAAGGAGAGAAAATTCTGTTTTGGCGTTCTGGAAAACCTTTAAAAGGTGGTTCGGATGTTGGTAAGGGAATTATTGATGAAGATGAATTTGTAGAAGATTACTATGAAGTCTTAAAAAAGGTCCCCAAAAATGATTTGTATATATTAGTTGATGATAATTGTCGTGGAGATGAATTTGATTTTATTAGAAGAGCGGGATACAAAGTTATTGGAGCTAGTGGTTTTGGTGACAAAATAGAATATGATAGGACTTATGGAACTGAGTTAATGGAAAAGATTGGTTTACCAACTCCAAAAACTTTTTCTTTTGATAATATAGAAGAGGCAATAAGACTAGCATATTCTATTGGAAAAAAGAACCCAGAACAGAGATTGGTTTTTAAACCACACGGAGAGGAATTTGCTGGTTCGGCTAGGACTTATACTGCCAAAAATATGAATGATTTAATAGATTATCTTGAATGGACCCAAGACGACATTAAAAGAAATAGATATGAAATAGAGAGATTTGAATTACAAGAATTTATAGATGGCTACGAAGTTGACTTTTCTGCCTACTTTAATGGTGTTGATTTCATGCCTGGCTCTGTTGCTATTGATATAGAAGAGAAAAAATCTGGTGATGGTAATAAAGGTCAAGCAACTGGTTGCATGGGAAATGTTATTCTTTTTGTCGAAAAATCAAGATATTTTGATAAGTATATTAGAAGATTAAGGAAGCTACTTCAATCTGTTGGATATGTCGGACAGATAAGTATCAATAATATATTTGCCAAAAAAGATGGTATGCCGTATGGATTAGAATTCACACCAAGGTTTGGGTGGGACGCTCAATTAACAGAATGTTCAATTTTTAAAGAGGCAGGATTAAAATTAGCTGATTTTTATGCAGCAATTGCCGACAAGAAAGATTTTCCCTTTTCACACGACTTAGTTGGTTGTGGAGTAAGAGTTTATTGTGAAACGCCTGGTGTTCCGAAAGATGAAATCATTGGTAGAAGATTTGGTTTTGATAAAGAAATAGAAAATAATTTGTGGTTTTATTCAGTATCAAAGGAAAAGGATAATTATATAGTTGAAGGAAATGAAGTATTGGTTGCAAACGCCGTTGATAAAAAACTTCAGAAAGCAATAGATAAAGTTTACAATGATATTCTACAAAAAGTTTATATATCAGATATTTATTACAGAATGGAGATTGGTAAGAGAGCGAAAGAGGCATTAAAGTTTTTGCTTGACAATAAATGGATTTAATGATATTTTTTAAATGCAATGAGAAAGGGGGTGAAAAACATAAATGAGTGACAAAAAATCTCTCGAGGAGTTGTTAGAGGACGAGTTGAGTGGGGAGGAAAAGAATGATAACGAGACTCAGAATCAAACAACCAACCAAGAGAAAAAGGAGGAATCCCCTACCTCGCCTACATTCAAAGTCGGTAATCGTGATTTGACACCCGACCAATTGTTTGAGGAATATCAAAAGCTTCAATCAGAGTTCACAAGGCGTTCCCAGCGTCTTTCTGAACTTGAAAAAGCTAAAGAATCTGATACAGAAACATCTTCAAATCAACAGTCTTTATCACCTCAGGACCAAGAAGTTCTGAAAGAACTCAGGCGTCTAGGTGTTGTTACTAAAGATGAGGCGATTACAAAAGACGAAGTTGATGGATTGAAAGAGGAGCTTTTGACTTCAGCGGTCACCACTTCTTCTAAGATGTCTGAACTCAGGCAAGCATTAGACGAGCTTGAGGAAGATTTCGACGGAACGGATGGTAAACCAAAGGTTGATAGACAAAAGATTTTGGACTTTATTGTTCAAAATCCTAATACCAACCTTACACCGCTACAGATTGCCAAAGCTGTCTATTATGATGACTTTGTCAAATATGAGGCTTCAAAAATTTCTTCAAACGGAGTTCCGAAAACCGAAACTCACGGATTGGGAAATGTTACGGAGCCTCCAAAAGCAAAATACTCTTTCAAGGATGGTTCTGTTGAAAGAGCAGTCTTAGAACAATTGGGGTAAGAATCACTCTAAAAAAGGACTAACATGGTAGATTTCACAGTTCTCTCAGCTGTTTTAAATAAGGTTATCCTTCCAGCTGTTACATCGCAAATGTATCAAAAAGCTCCTATGTGGCAACTTATCGGTGGTTGGTCCGCCGAAAAGCAATCCGCAGAAAGAGCTAATGTGCATGTCACCAAATTTGATGTAGATAAAATCTACATCCCTGTCCGAGCAAGTTATCATTCCAACATTGTTGGAATTGGCACTGGTGAGAAATACAACTATGGTGATGCCAAGCTAAAAGAGACTTATCAGTCTATTAAAACTCTTGTTGGTTCATTCCTCATTCCCAAACAAATGTTGAATGTTACCGATAAGGGAGCTATAGTTAAACCATTAGTTTTCTCTACCCAAAATCTTGCTAACGATTTGGCAATGGATGCCAATCGTCAGGTCTATGGTGATGGAAGCGGTGTAGTGGCAACAACGGCTACCTCTGGTTCCTCTTCAACAACTGTTACTTTAGAACCGTCAGTTAATGGAGATATAGATTATGCTAGGTATTTACCACCTGGAACCTATATCAAGATTGGCTCAAGTGCTATTACTACAGTTGCTGACCAGACTGGCGAAAATCAGATTACTATTTCTGATGCTAGGTCTTGGAATGCTGGAGATAGCATTGTTAAGGTAACTGGAAGTAACACCACTTCTTCAGAACTTTCAGGTCTTAAGTCTTTGGTTGCGTCTTCTGGTTCTTATCAGAACCTTGATGCTTCCTCTGCTTATATCTGGAAGTCTTATGTGGAAAGCACATCAGAGACTATTACACCTACTAATATAGAGAACAAGATGCATTCAGCCTACTTCAAAGCCAATAAGATTGGCAAGGTGGACTGGATTGTGATGAATGCAAAAGCATTCCAGACTTATGGTAATGCTCTTGCCTCACAAAAGAGGTTCACTGAACCAAAAGAGGTTTTGAGTGGTGGTTGGATTGGTCTTGACTATATGGGTGGCAATGCTAAAGTTCTCTTGGATTATGACTGTCCAGATGATAGGATTTACTTCCTTTCATCAGAGGATTTGGTGTTCGCCCAGTTCCAGCCACTGGAATGGGAGAAGGGAACAGACGGAACACTGCTAAAAATCGCACAGGAGTTGGATTACGAGGTTACTGCATCTTGGATGGGTAACATCGGAACAGTTGCTCGTGCAGCTCACGCTGCTCTTGCTAACAAAACATTCACCCCCTCTGCCTAATTTGGTAGTGGTTTGTTTCCATATCCACTGGGTAGGAATAACTCCTACCCAGAAATATGGGAACAGACACGGAAGAATTTAACAAAATAATGTCTATACAAAAAGCACTTGACAAAAGTAGAAAAATAAAAGAAAATATAACAAATAGATATTCTAACGAAGTATCAACTGTTATTAAGGATGCTTTGTCTTATGCAGAAAAGAGAAGCAATCCACAAAAAGCAGTTGAAGAAGTTAAAAAATATTGGAGAGTAAGATGGTAAATAAAGACAAAAGTAAAAAGGAGGAAATTATAGAAGTCGTTGACCCCAATACTGGCGTTGTGTCCCAATACAGGAAAAAAGATTTAGAAGAAGAAATTAAAAGACTCGAAGAATTAAAAAAGAAGGCTGGAATGTAATATGGACGCGAAAACATTAGAAAAAATTACAAGTTCAAGAAAATGGAAAATAGAAAAATACCTCAATAGAAAAGACTATGAGAAGGGTAAACCATATGAAGTAAGTGAATTTGAGGGAAATATTATTCTTGATGAGGGTGCTAATGCCATGTGGACTTTGATTGCTGGTGGTTCAGAAACCGCTTTCAATGCTACAAATTCTTATCTTGGTGTCGGTGATAGTAATGCTGCAGAATCATCTTCACAAACTGGACTTCAGGCAACTACAAATAAACTTTATAAAGGAATGAATTCTGGTTATCCACAATATGGGACTGCTAGAAAAATAGTTTTTAAGAGCGATTTTACAGAAAATGAAGCGAATTTTGCTTGGAATGAATTTACAGTAGCTAATGGCAATTCCGATAGTGCCAAAAACTTAAACAGAAAAGTATCTGCTCAAGGGACAAAAACACCTGGTCAAATATGGACTTTGACCTTAACTATACAAACACAATGATATGTCAATTATTGATAATCAATTATTCACCCAAACAAATCCTTCTGGGTCAAGTTTAAGGACAGACCACGCAGAGCAACACACTGGTTTAAATAATGAAGTTAATTCCATAGAAGATACTTTAGTTCAGGGATATGTAAGAGAATCAGCAACTGTAACTTATGTTTCTGCTTCTTCGTTTACTGTTTCTGGTAATGTAACTGCAACCTATACAGTTGGAAGAATAGTTAGGTTTTCTGATGATTCAACTGCTGTTGTTACATCTTCCTCTTATTCCAATCCCAATACAACTGTCAATATAACAGACGGAACTGTTCCGAGTTCATTATCTTATGTTGATATTTCTTTACAACCAAAGAGTGGAACTAAAAAAGTTTTACTTACACCAATAGTAGAAGGTGTATATGACAATGGCAATTTGACTGGCAGTGTAACCATAAATGCATCTAATGGAACAAGGCAAAAAGGGACTTTGACTGGGAATGTTACTATTACTCTTTCAAATCCTGTTGAGGGTAGGACTTTGGAGTTATTCCTTTTGCAAGACGCAACTGGTGGAAGGACAATATCTTTTAGCACAACCATTGTTTGGCAAGACAATACCACCCCCACTTGGACAACTACAGCCTCAAAAATGAATTCAATTGCATTGAGATATGTAGGTTCTACTTGGTATGGTGTAGGAGCGAAGTTTGGATAAAATGATATGGCTGAACGAACTATCATATTGAGACCAAATGGGGCTGGGGCAGAAACTACTATACCACAACAAGTGCCATCCTCTGGCTATCATTGGGATAAAGTAGATGAAGAAACGGCAGATGATGCAACTACATACATCAGAACACAGGGTTCAAATACTCAAAATTGGTACAGGGATTTATTTACTATTCAAACACCATCATCATATTCTGGTGCAATATCTAAGATTGTTGTTTATGCGAGAGCTGGAAATACTGCAAGTAACCAAATAGGGATTTTTAACATATCAATAAGAACCAATAATACAACAGTAGATAGTGCAGATGTGCCCATTACATATGGATGGAGAGACGAAAGTTATACTTGGACCATTAACCCAGTAACTTCCCAAAACTGGACTTGGGACAATATTTTATCATTGCAAATTGGTTGCAAAATGAAAGATTTTTCTGGTTTTGTGGTTCAGTGCACACAGATGTATGTAGTTGTATATTATAATGTTTCAGACATATTTTTTCACAATTTCCTATAAAAAAAATATGACCAAAGACCAACTAATTGAAAAATTCATAGACTTAAATGAAAAAACAAATTAGTGTGTTTTGTGTTGTATAATAACTATGTATGACAGACTTAAAAATTTCCGAACTTACGGAACTGACAACAATACATGATACAGATTTAGGTTTAGCAGTAGATAATTCAGTTGGCGGTGGTGTAACAAAAAAATTTCAATTTACGACCCTTGATGCTCGCTACCTTACCTCCGATAGGTTCAAATTAGACAGAACTAAGCCTTTTTATTATACAGATTTTTTGGGAGCTGCTGGTGCGGCAACTGTTGAAGCCGCCTATCCATTTGATTTGGCACTTATAAGCTCTGGAACACAAGCAAAAATAGCTGGGGAGGCAAATCACCCTGGCATTTTAAGAATATCATCTTCAAACACGGCTAATAGTGGTGGCTATATTTTAACAGACACAACTGCTTTTCTTTTAGGTGGTGGGGAAATTTTTGAGGTTATTTTCCAACCACGAGTTGCAAGCAACACAAACACAACCATCCGTATGGGGTTTTTGGATACAACAACCTACGCCGATGCCACAGATGGAGCATATTTTGAATTGCCTGCCAATTCTTTGGGTATTGTGGTAAAGACGGCAAATAATGGCACAATAACTACCTCATCAGCCCTAGCAACCTTGACAGTTAATACTTGGTATAGGTGTAGGCTTGAGGTAAATAGCAACGCTACACAGGTTGATTTTTATGTTTATAATGATAGTGGAACACAGCTTGGTTCGCAAAGCATTACTACCAACATTCCCACAACGACTGGAGGGGAGACTGGTGCTGGCGTTATTGCAACAAATTCTGGAACAACCGCAACACTTTTGGCTTATTTTGACTATATGGCAGTTGGAATTATAAATAGAAATCTTACAAGATAACTTTAAAAACTAAAATAGATGTTAGAATGGCAGGCTCAATATATTTATCTAAAGAAGACGGTTATCACATACTCCAAGAGGATGGTTCTCTAATTATTTTAGATGGAAGATTGGATATTTCGTTGTCAGATTATGAAATAATTACCGACCCATACAATAGTAATCTTCCTTATAATGAACAGAGAACATATAATGAGGATAGTGGAGAAAGTGTTTTAGTTCGATATCCAATAACTATTGGAGTTTCTGATTATAATCTAATAGTTGACCCATATAATAGTAATTTACCATATAATGAACAGAGAACATATAATGAGGATAGTGGAGAAAGTGTTTTAGTTCGAT